AGTTAATCTTATTAAGGATAATCCTTCTTTATCTAATTGGTGGATTGAAATGGAACAGATGCAAGATTCTACATTTAGAAATGGAATTACATACCAAGAATTAAAATCTAAAGCTTTATCAAACCTTACTTTTGATTTTGATGATGAAATAATTACATGCTTTTGTAACGCTGATTAAATGAAGCTTTGGACTATTGCCATACTTACAGTAGAAGGGCGTGAACACTTCTACGAAAGGCTAAGATCTATTATAGATGTTCAGATAGAAAACAAGCCAGTAGATGTGCTGGTACTAAAAGATAATAGGGTGCTGTCCATAGGCTACAAAAGGCAGAAGGCACTAGATTTATGCCTTACCCCTTACATCAGCTTTATAGATGATGATGATGTGGTAAGCAGTAAGTACGTGGAACTGATCCTAAAGGAACTAGCCAGCAGGCCATATGGTGTAGGGTTCAGGGGTATCATTAGTTCTAAGAACCTACATCCTATGGAGTTCGTACACAAGGCAGGGTTAAAGTACTCTGATAAGCCTGCTAAGTATAATGGCAGCTACATTTACACAAGGCCATTAAACCACTTAAACCCTGTTATGATAAGTGTGGCACGTGAAATAGGTTACTTAGATATCAGCATGGGTGAAGATATGGACTATGCTAACAGGCTGGCTGCATCAGGGCTGATCCAAGATGAAGTGTTTATAGATGAATTTCTTTACTTCTATCAATATAGGGGTACTAACAAGATATAATGGCTAAAACATACACAGACTATCCAAAGGCTGCAAGGGAAGCAGCTGAACGTGGGATTAAGTTAAATGCTGAAGTAGGTAACAAGTGTGCTACCCAGGTAGGCAAGGTAAGGGCACAGCAGCTATCACAAGGGCAACCCCTTACACTAATGACAGTGAAAAGAATGTACAGCTACTTAAGCAGAGCAGCTGAATATTATAACCCTGATGATACCACTGCATGTGGTACCATAAGTTACCTGCTATGGGGTGGTGAACCAGCACTAAGATGGGCAGAGCGTATCCTAAGAACTGAAGAAGAAATAGACTAAAAAGATATACTATGAACATTGTTTACTACGCAGGCAGCTACTACGTACAAGCTGATAACCTATCTGTGATTCTGAAGATCACACAGAACGTAGGCATACTTACCACTATTGAAGTAGTAGAAGTAATGCCAGGGTACAATTATGGAAGCTACGTGGATCCACAGGATTCCATATGGTTAGGGGTGCTGGATAATCTAAAAGCTTTCATCAAAGAACTAGAATGATAGATCTGAATAAGTACAGAAAGCGTATCCATTCCCAAAGTGGTGAAGATGGCTTAATTATAAAGCTGTTTGAACACCTGGGTATTAAGAAACCTACATACGTGGAAATAGGTGCTGGAAATGGTAAGCACATTAGCAATACCTATTACCTATGGGAAAATGGTAGCAGTGGTGTAATGATTGAAGGCAGTGATAAGGATTATGCTGCACTACTAAATAACAGGCAGGGGGATTACTGCATAAATCAGTATGTAGATTGTGATGAAAATACCATGGATCACGTTCTAAGTACTTCACCACTAAAAGTGGATTTTGATTTATTAAGCTTAGATGTAGATGGTAATGATTTATGGATCTGGAAAAGCATGCAGAAGTATCAGCCTAAGGCTGTACTAGTAGAGTATAATTACAGCTTTAAGGATAGTGTTACCATTGCATATGATAAAGCCCACAGGTTTAATCAGACTAATTACTATGGTGCATCAGCAGCAGCATTTATGAAGCTGGCTAAGGAAAAGGGCTATCAGTTGGTAGGATGGACTGCATACCATAACATGCTATTTCTAAAAAAGGATTTATGTAATGGGCTAAAGATCCATGATGGAACCTTAGTAGAAACAGGTGCTGGATGGCCTGCCAGTGATAAAACCATGGAAGCCTATTGATATGCCAGTAGCACTGATCACAGGCATCACAGGGCAGGATGGATCCTACCTAGCAGAGTTACTGCTAAGTAAGGGCTACGTGGTGCATGGGATTAAGCGTAGAAGTTCCAGCTTAAACACACAGCGTATAGATCATATATATGATCATCCAAACTTTGAACTGCATTATGGGGATCTAGTCGATTCACTTAATCTATTAAGTATCTTACAAAAGGTACAGCCAGATGAAGTGTATAATTTAGGGGCACAGTCGCATGTGCAGGTAAGCTTTGAAACCCCTGAATACACAGCTAATGTGGATGGCCTAGGAACGTTAAGACTATTAGAAGCTATCAGGATCCTAGGGCTTAAGTGCAAGTTCTATCAGGCTAGTACCAGTGAACTGTATGGTATGGTAAGGGAAGTGCCACAGAATGAGAATACGCCCTTCTATCCACGAAGCCCTTATGCATGTGCTAAGCTGTATGCCTACTGGATCACTAGAAATTACAGGGAAGCATATAACATGCATGCCAGTAATGGAATCCTTTTTAACCACGAAAGCCCACGAAGGGGGGAAACCTTTGTAACTAGAAAGATTACAAGGGGTGCAGCAGCCATAGCAGCAGGGCAGCAGCAGGCTATCAGGTTAGGTAACATCTACGCTACTAGGGACTGGGGGCATGCTAAGGATTATGTAGAAGCCATGTGGTTAATGCTTCAGCAGGATCAGCCTTCTGATCTAGTGATAGCCACAGGGGTGGAATGCAGTGTAAAGGATTATGCAACTATTGCATTTAAGGTGCTAGGTATGGATCTGGAATGGACAGCCACAGGGGCTTATGCTAATGGCAGAAGGGTTATAATGTTTGATAAGAAATATAGAAGGCCTACTGAAGTAGATAGGCTTTTAGGGGATAGTGCAGAAGCTAGGAAGTTCCTGAAATGGGAACCTAAGTATGATCTGAATTCCCTAGTAACTGAAATGGTAAAAGCAGATTATAAAGCTATAACTGAAGCTAAATGAAAAGTATGATACTAGGTGCAGGGGGCATGGTAGGTTCAGCCCTTGCACGAAGGTTACCTAATGCAGTAGCTATAACCAGAAGGGATGCAGATCTTAGGGATGCATCACAGGTAATGGCTATCATACACAAGCATAAGCCTGATGCTATCTACCTAGCAGCTGCTAAGGTGGGGGGGATACTAGCTAATGAAATGAAGCCAGTGGATTTTCTGTATGATAATCTGATGATCCAGAGTAATGTTATGAATAGTGCTGCTAAGGTGGGGGTGCCTAAGCTTCTATTCTTAGGCAGTTCGTGCATATACCCTAGATCATGCCCACAGCCTATGAAGGAAGTTCACCTAATGACAGGGCAGCTAGAAAGCACGAATAAGCCATATGCTATGGCAAAGCTTGCAGGCATGGAACTTGCTAAGGCTTATGCTAAACAGCAAGGGCTGCATTACTTCAGTGTACTACCTTGTAACCTTTATGGCCAAGGGGATACTTATGATGCATTCAATAGCCATGTGATACCTGCACTGATCTTAAAGGTGTTGGAAGCTAAAGCAAGTGAAGAAGATTTTGTAGAAATATGGGGCACTGGTAATGTATATAGGGAGTTTATGCATGTGGATGATTTAGCAGATGCATGCATATTCCTAATGGAATATTATAATGGTGTGGAACCTGTAAACATTGGTACAGGTGAAGAAATAACCATAAGTAAACTAGCACTACTGATAGCACACATCTGTAATTACAAAGGGCAGTTTATGTATGATACTAATAAGCCTGATGGAGTAACAAGAAAGTTACTGGATAGTTCTAAGATTCATGCAATGGGATGGAAGCACAGCATAGGATTAGAAAAAGGCTTAAGGCAAGTGATATCTTTACAATCTAATAGAAACAAAAATGGCAGATAATCCAAGAAACCCAAACTGGGAAAAGAATTTACGCCCACACTGGTGGAAAAAGGGGCAGACTGGAAACCCAGGGGGCAGGCCTAAAAAGATTCCTGAAATATCTAAGCTGCTGGCAGAAGTGTTAGGGGATGAAGATGGAATGAACATGGCACATGAAATTCTAAAAGTGATTCGTAAGAAAGCTTTAGATGGGGATATTCGTGCAGCTGAAGTATTACTAGATAGGGCATATGGCAAAGCCACAGCTAAAATAGAACTGGATAGTGAGGGCATCACCATTAAGGTGGTAAGGGATAATGGAAATACAACTGAAGCTGAAGGAACTGCACAAGGGGCAGAAGATAGTTTTACAGAAGGCTAAAAGGTATAATGTATTAAAAATTGGTAGAAGGTGGGGTAAGACTACCTTAGCAGTAAACGAACTATTACCACAGATAGCCCTAGATGGGAAGGTATGTGCTTACTATGCACCTACCTATAAGGATCTTCAGGATGTATGGAGTGAACTAAGGTTTATACTTCAGCCAGTGATAGAATCCAAGAATGAGCAGACTAAACAGATGAAGCTTATTACAGGTGGTGTAATAGACTTCTGGAGTATGGATGAACCTGATTCTGGTAGGGGCAGGAAGTATGCTAGGGTAGTAGTGGATGAAGCAGAAAAAGCTAGGAAGTTCAGGGAAGCATGGAACCAAACTATCATGCCTACACTGCTAGACTACAAAGGGGATGCATGGATATTAAGTACACCCAAGTTTGGGAACACCTACTTTAAGGAACTATTCCATAAAGATGAACCTTCGTGGGCAAGGTTCAATCTAAGCACCTATGATAATCCCCACATAGATCCATTAGAAGTGGATAATCTTAGGGGGCAGCTAGATGAACTAACATTTAGGTGTGAAATTCTAGCTGAAGATGTGAACCTAGCTAATAACCCCTTTGCTTATGCTTTTGATAATGATAAGCACGTGGGGAATATAACCTATGATCAAAGGTACCATGTGCATCTAAGCTTTGATTTTAACGTAGATCCTATTACCTGCATAGCAGTGCAGCACATAGATGGATGCATCAGAGTGGTTAAAGAGTTTGCCCTAAGGAATTCAGATATATACCAGCTATGTGATAATATCATAGCTGCATTCCCTAAGGCAGCATTCGTGGTAACAGGGGATGCCACAGGTGCTAACAGATCAGCCCTTACAGCAGGTAACTATGGGTACTATGATGTAGTGCAGCGTAAACTAATGTTAGGCAGATCACAGATGAAACAGCCAGCAGTAAACCCATCTATCAGGGATACAAGGGTACTAGTGAACAGCCTGCTTCAAAATTATAATGTGGCCATAGATAGGGCATGTCTGCAGCTGATCAGGGATCTGGCATATGTGGAAGTGGATGGGGAAGGGGATATTATGAAGGATAGAAGTACAGATATCAGGAAGGCAGACTTATTAGACTGTTTCAGGTACTACTGCAATAGCTTCCATAGGGAATGGATTAAGGTGCTTTAGTGTAGTATCTTTGAACCATGGCAATCGTACCACTGGAAATTATAGGGCAGTTAAAGACTAAAAACTACCAGCCCCTAACTAACTTTACTCTGTATGTAGTAGAAAATGGAATTAACATCCATAGGCATCAGAACCAGAATGTAACCACAGTAGGTGGACTGGCATCATTTAAGGCACTACTAGAATCCTACATTACTGATGATAATGGCCACATAGATGGAACCATTTTAACCAGTAGTGTTACAGTAGATACCAACCAAGGCCATATAAACGTATCCATAACTGGTACAGGGGATAATGCATGTGATCACTTTGTAGGTGCATTCTTTACTGAAGAAACGTGGAGTGAACGTAATAACCATACTATTGCATTAAGATTCTTAGGTGAAGTATGTACCCCTGATCTTTGTGATAATTGCCAGGATTTAATTCTGAATTACTGTGATGGAAACCCTACCTTTGATTTAGGCCTGCCAGATGATAGCTATATGGTAACTATTGAAGATCATACTTCTAATAATTGGTACACACAGTTTATTACCAGCAGCAGTGGATCATTAGAATGGGATACTACCAGTAATGGTGCTATCTTCAATCCATTCACATATTACACACTTACTATCATAGATGGTGAAGGGGATGAAGTAACATGGCTAAGTGGTGGTGTAGAATATAACTGTCTACGTTTCACGTTCAAACCCAGTACTGATACCACACCTGCTACATGATAGATATACTGCTGCTGTTATTAGTGAACAGCCTTTACTGCATTGGCTTTTTTATCACTACTGATGAAGGTATGATTTTAGAACAAGTGCAGAAGCTAGAAAAACATTTAGGCTATTGGTACAATCCAGTGGCAGGATGTATTACCTGCATGGCATCCCTTCATTCGTGGCCATACCTTTTAATGTTTGGGCTAGACTGGATCTATCCTGTTTACATATTTGCACTGGCTGCATTAAACACACTGATCTATGCTAAGTACTACGCTGATTGAACAACTAAATGCAGTGCTGGCACCTATGGGCTTTCAGGCTATGGGTAGATGTGCATGCAAGGGCAAGCCTTACAGATGGAAAAAGGCAGCATATGAGTTTAAGCTATTTCAAAACCTAGAGTGGAAACTAACCTTAAGTAATAATATTGTACGTTATGGCAAAGCTGAAACAGCTATTGAAGAAGTTCAAGAATACTTTAACAAGCTTATGGCATAAGCTGCTTACAAAGTTTGGCCATAAACCCATCTGGCAGATTGAAGAAGGGCATGTAATAGAACCTGCCTTTATTAGTGGTGGTGTTCAGTATTACAGGCTGAAGGATTATTTTAACACCTTTAGCTTAAGGGGGCTTATGGCTTTGCAGGTGTATGAGGAATTCAACATGCGAATGACCAAAGAAGTTCTTACAGAGTATATTGAAAAGGTAGATAAGATCTTAAGTAATCCTAAGCAGATAAACGTGGGGGAACTTGCTATGCTGAACCACAGGATTAAGGAAAGGGTAAATATGGTTATGCCTACTACTGATATCATTTATAAGTTCGCATCAGTAGCCTACTTTGATAAGAATGAAAGCCCTTATTCTTATGATCCAGAATATAATGCTGGAAAGATTAAGAAGTGGAAGGAGGCCACAGATATTGATAGTTTTTTTATCGTGATGCAGCTAAGGGATATACTACCATTACCACAGCTGTCCAAGGAAGATTTAGCAGTATGTTTACAGATAGTGGATTCAGTGGGAAAAATGGGCTGGCAGAAGGGATAATGGAAAAGCTAGGTAGGCAAGCTGAAGAAACCTTTATACAAAGAATGATATTGAAAAGGGAATACCAAACTGATATTACTAGACTAACTTTGTGGGAGTACTTCCTACTACTGGAATACATTACTAAGAATAGTAAAAACAATTAACACATAATAAAATGGCAAAAGATTTATTAGTTAATATCAGATCATGGTTAGATGGAAGTGGTGCTAATGCTTCTGGATGGCCTGCATCTATTAACATTAGAATTGAAGAAAATGCAGTAGAAGTAGAAAAGTATCTATGTAATGTTTCAGATATCTTCTTAAGCTGTGATAAACAAAATAATGCTTTCTTCATCTACTATCAGAATCACAAAATCTATCAGTGGACTGCTGGGGATACTATTAACAGTGGTGCAGCCCCTGCTAATGCCAGTGCTTACTATGATGGGATATTAGCTACCATTTCTGGATCGTGAACCTAAGCACTACCACAGAAAAGCTTGAAATAATTTTAGCTGGTACCATTACCACTAATCAGCTAATGTGGTTTACTAGTTATTCCACATTAACTTCTTCAGGTTTACAGATCCCTAAAAGCAGTGCCCAAGGGCTAACTAATAATACTTCATCAGTAGAAATAGTAGGTGCCCCATCTAGTAACTTAACTAGGGTGGTAAGTACTATTATGGTATTTAATTCTGATACTGTGGCAGCACAGGTAACTATTAGAAAGGATGCAGGTGGTACTGATTATACTATCATAAAGGCACTGCTTCAGTCTAATGATACACTGCAATACACAGAAGCTTCTGGGTGGAGTATTCTTAAGCAGAGTTCACAAGAATCTGTTATTCTTAGGCAGTACACTAGTACTTCTACGTGGAGTAAACCACAGGGCTTAAGCAGGATCTTAGTGGCCTGTTTAGGTGCAGGTGGTGGTGGTGGATCTGGCAGAAGGGGTGCTACTACTACTAACAGATATGGTGGTGGTGCAGGTGGTGGTGGTGCTATTGTTTATAGGCAGATCAGTAATGATGGGCTTTTAGGTAGTTATGCCATTACCATAGGTACAGGTGGTACAGGTGGTGCAGGTGCCACAGCTGATGATACCACTAATAATGGTGGAACAGGAACAGATACAAGCTTTGGAAGTGTAGTAGTAGCCAAAGGTGGTGCAGGTGGTGCAGGTGGTACAGCTATTGCTGGTACAGCAGGTGCAGGTGGGGCTATTGCTTCATGCATTCCACCTTATTCCCCTTACACGTTACCAGGTGCAGCAGGTGGTACTGGATCACAGGCCAATGGTGCAGCAGGATCTACTGGATATAATGCTACTGGTGCCCCAGGTGGTGGTGGTGGTGGTGGTATATCTAATGCTAATGCTTCATCAACAGCAGGTGGTGCAGGTGGTGGTGTGTATCTAAATGGAGTATTACAGGCAGGTGCTGCAAGTGGTGCCAGCCCTAATGGTGGTAATAATATCAGCACATCAGTAATGCTTAGTACTAGCCTTACATCTTCAATAGGATTAGGCACAGGTGGTGCAGGTGGATACCATACATCATACCCTACATTTATAAATGGGGGTAATGGTGGAAGCTATGGTGCAGGTGGTGGTGGTGGTTCAGCTAGTCTGAATGGTACGATCAGTGGAAAAGGTGGGGATGGTGCAGGTGGTATGTGCTTAGTAATGGAATTTTACTAATGAAGAAGAAGGATAATAGTTCTAGCTTTAAGCCTAAGGTGCATGTGAAAAGGCCTAAGGTGCATTCTAAAAAGAAAGCTAGTAAAATAAAATCTAGTAAGAATTACATTAAAAGATATAAAGGGCAGGGCTAATGGCTACTGAAACAATTAAGATAGTTTACGAAGTAGAAACCAGTGCCCTAGAAAAGGCTACTGATGCCCTTGTAAAAAATGGTAAGGCTGCTGCTGATGATGTAGCAAAGTACGAAGCACTGGCTAAAGCAGTTACTGAAACTGAAAAGGTAAATGAAGAACTAGCAAAATCCACTGAAGATCTTAATAAGCAACTAGCTAAAACAGGTAGTACCACGA